TCTCAGTAATGCATTCGCCCCGGTTATTCTCGTTTGAAAATCGGCTATAATTCTATCAATTATTACCTGTAATGAATCTCGTTGAAATGGCATAATTTATATCCTTATCGTAGACCTTGCGCACTCCACTGAAGTTCATATTTCAGCGCAGTAACCGCTCCATCCGGTTTATATATACGAACTGTTAAAACTAACCAATCTGTCCCAGGCGTACCTTGCCGCTCAGTCTCAACTTCTATTGTTTTTGCAACCCCATCTTCAATCATCCATCTCAATGCCTCTTCCGCATATTTCTTTGCCTTGACTAAAACAGATTCTTGTGTTTTTTCTCTTCCTAATAACCATAACCTGGAACCAATTTGATCTCTCTCTACTTCCGGAGCACCTAAATCACCCCACCATCCGCGTCGATCAAGATTATTAGAATCAGGCAATTCATCATCTTCTCGTGCCCTTCGATCAGTGAATAAACTAACGAGCACTGCTGTTTCAAGTCCTGCGTCCGCCATTAAATCCTGAACTGCAGAATCAAAAGCAAAATCCCCTGCCATCAATGTGGAATTCCAATCTATTCGTATATCATTTGGCATTAATTTGGTATCCTTAAAACTTTAAAATTGGCACCCCCACTATCTGGATCTCCAACAGAAACCCGCTCCACCGTTCCGTTATCCACATCATAGATTAACAATCTGGTATCTCGTGCCGTTGTAGATACATCACTTTGCAAGCCTCCTGTTGTGGAACCAGCAATTAATGAAGGCGTATTTAACTGAATCTGGGTAAGTGCATTTACTATTGTTTGTGGTGCATTGACCGTTGCCAGTGGGGCATTTACTGTTACCGATGTCCCGGAATTTACGATCAGTTGCTTTCCATCTACTTCTACGATCTGCCCGCGTTTTAAATGAACTCTATGTCCATCGGTTTCCTGATCCTCATCAGTATACATGCAGACCTCGCCTTCGACCAAATCCTTTGGGCGATACCGACGATCATGTACGCATACTGCAATTCCATGATCTCTATTTCCATTTAAAAAAAGAGTCATCACTTCTGCACCAGTGAATGGATAGGTTTCAAATCCATATTCTTGCATGCGTTCAACATCAGTAATTGTTTCATTATTTAATACTGTAATTTGTATCTTCTGAGTTCCTTCACTATTATTTACAGCCGTTAGCAGGGCACGCCCTAATAAAAGAAATATCTTACGCTGAATTGGCGCTATTAATCTTTTGAAATCATTCCAGGTCATATCTCAATTCCACCAATCTCCGCCACTATCTGCTTCAGTTTCTATATCTTCTATAGGTTCTGCTAACAACTCAAATGTTTCCGGATGAACTAATGATAATCTCGTAACAGTACCAGAAGTATCATCAACACTAAATGAGATTGCTGCAATCAATAACGTATCATTTATTCCTAAAAATGAATCCCGTACATCCACCATTGCATTAAGAGGCCAAACATCCCCATTAGATTGCACCCAGCCCTGAACCGTATATTCAAGACTTCGAGAAGCACCAGCTCTATTTCTTGCCTCCCATCGAGCACGAGCTAAACAACGACCAATATCACATGGGGTTTCCGTGAATATAACAAGTGGACGATATCTCAAAATAACATTATCTCTAATCTGTCCAACTGGTCCTGTAACATCTTCTAATAACGATTTTTCATCAGTCCCAATTCCTTGCCCTTTCACAATGTAGGTCTGAAATCGATCCTTATTAGATTGCTCAATACTTCCTGATTTGATGTTCTCTCCAAGAACCAAAGCATCATTTGCTTTATATGCAGTGCCTGCTCTGGTTAAAGTTAATTTGCCATCCCCATAGCTCACCGGAAGGATAGCTCCCATGCGGCACAATTTTGCTATCAAATCAAATACAACGTCACTTTCATTCGTCTTAAATTCAGGTATCTTTGTTGCTACTTGAGAAGCAACAGAAGCATCTGCCACAACATCAATATCAAATGGATGACATAATGCCTTAATTATTTTCAATATTGTTTGGTTTTTCCATTCAGCGGCATCCTGAACAAATGAACAATCAACCAAATCCCCAGTTTTATCCCGCCCGCCAACCTGAACATTATGCGTGGAGTTATCATAACTGATTGGCAAATCTTCAATATACCCAGTAATAATTGTTTGCTTATCAATCTCCACCGAACAAGCATCTCCTAAACTGAATTCCCACTTCTTTATATTTCCAGGGAAGATATCTGTTGTTGCAAATCCAAAAGCTCCAGTTATTCGATATAGTGACTTCTCAACTATTACGGATGTCCAACCCCCATAGGTTTTGCCCGCAACTTTTAACACGATATCATTCATTCAAAAGCTCCAACTGTTGTCCACCTGGCAAAAACCCTGGGTGTTGAATAAGTGGGATATTTCTTTTAATTATTTCCTGTTCTCTACCCAAATCCTCATATTTATCATAAGCCAATACTAACGATGAAGTCACTCCAGGCAGTACAGTATATTCAACTATCCGGGCTAAAGATGCCCCGATACCAATCATAGACTTCACGAAAGTGGATCTCAAAGATCGCAATGCCTGATACCCATCTGGATCGGCTACTGAAATATTGTAGGTGGCATACTCCTCGATTGCCACATCATTTCCTAATTTAATAAGTTGATCATCCATCACTTCCGCAACTTCATTTAGAACAGCAATCGCACTATCATAGCTACTATAATCAATTCTAATCGCCATTCTTGTCGCAGTGGATATAGCCATCGCCCGTACCAAATTAACCATTGCTACTCTATTTGCAGATTGACGGGCTCGAACTGCCGTGGTAATGGGAATTGGAGTTAACATCCCCCCATATTCACTCGCATCATCAGAGCCTACAATTTCTCCATATTTTGCAAGTGCCAAAACGGCCCTAACCGTTGATGTTCCCTGTACCTCATCAATCTTGGCAGACGCAGACATTGTACTTGCTTTGAATCCTGTTGCCGGTGGCCCTACTTTTGCCCCTGACATCGGCCCTTGGGAAACCCCTCTTATTGCACTACTACAAGCACCAAATAAATAATCAACAACAATATCTCCGTACATTCCCGACAGGCTCAATAAGCCATTAAACATACCGATTAAATTATTCCCGAACGCACAAGATTGATTAATCAACGTTAAATCAATGGTGGTATATTCCTTAACGAAAATGGCAATCGCATTTGACATGGCTCCTGGGCCTAAATTCCGGATGGATTGGATTGATAATCGCATCATTTTATTTAAGGATTCCACATCCTCCATAACCGCTTCTCCAAACGCAGTCAGTGCTTTATAATTCCGAGTAAAAGTATCCTGTGTAAATTCAGTTACACTATTAACTTCATCATCTACAGCTTGCTGATAATCCGCTACCTTTTTTGGGTATGGCGGACCAACGAAATCATGAACAAGTATAAATGACATGCGGAATTGAGCAATCCCACCCTGCGTAAATGATTCTGAAATCTGGGCCTTTCCGATTAAACTTACTGTCTTCTCCCCCAAGAAGGGATGGATCAATACTCCAGGTCCAGCTTTCTTCAATGCAGCTATAAGGGCATCCCGTTCGGCAAAATAATCATTCTCATTTTCCTTATTCTGGACAACATATCCAGTTATGCTAAATTCATCTGCCGCTAATCCTAAATCCTCTACATATGGTTCATCTTTAAGTGGATAAGTATGCACTGCATTTCTACGGCCAACACCAGTATCCGAATCTCGAACAAAGAATAAAGCGTCCCTGAAAGAAGCTTTCTTTCGTAATTGATCAGATGCTTCTGCCCAGGTCAGTCGATCCCGCCAACTCATTTAATGCGCCCCCACATATCCGATAGTTGCCACATTCACTGATGCATCTCCTTTCTTTTTCTTAACTTTTTCAATACTTGCACTTGTTCCTTCATCCGCAGTTAGTTTTATATTGATGTCTGTTTCGCTTTTACCAGTTGCTCCAACCGCTCCCGCAACACCTTTAGCTCCTGTCAGAACTCCTCCACCTTCCATTTCTGTACCAGTATCAAAACCAAGTTTCTTCTTTACCCACCCAAATCCTAATTTTGAAAAGTATACTAATTTATCAATTACAGGTTTAATAATCTCCCATAAACCAATAAAAAATGCTTTAACTGGTTCCCAATATGCAATCAATACACCTGCTAAACCAATTAATGTTGTTATTCCAAGAACAGTAAGTGTAATTGGCCACGTTAACGCACCAATTGCAATTGCAAGCATTCCAACTGCTACAATTAATGGTCCTATTGCCGCAACTAATAATCCAATTACGGCAACAAAAGTAAACATCTTAGGACTGGTTTCTGACATTCTCTGTAAAAATGCAGCAACTTTTCTCGTTACAAACTCTACCCATTTCCCAAATTTACTTTCCATAAGAGACAATTGAACTGCTTCAAAAGCAGACACTAATAACTTAAAAGCCCCTGGAAGTCCTTTCATTTGGGCTACGGCAATCTTTGCAGCAGTGCCAGTTTTATCTAAATTTTTCTCAAATTTTCTAAGTTCTTCAGATCCTGCTCCCAATAATGCTAAAAATTGAGGACCCCCACGCTGGCCCCACATTTCCATTGCAGCCTGCGCCAGTTTTATCTCTTCCGTTCCCCGTGCCTGCGCTTTTTCAAATTCTGCAATAACCCCAGTTACATCTTTTAAACTGCCATCTACATTTTTTACAGATATTCCAAGGGCCTTAAACATCTTTTGCGCTTTTTTACTTGGGGACATTAAATTTGTCATAATCCGACGAAGACCAGTACCGCCAAGGGTCCCTTGAAACGCATTTTTAGCAAGTATGCCTAATGCTGCAGCGGTTTCAGTAAATCTAAATTGCATTGCTTTTGCAACAGGGCCAACAACTTTCATTCCTTCACCTAATTGCTGTAGGTCCATATTTGAAGTCGTAAAAGCATTTACCAATACATCATTGGCCCGAGCAAGTTCATTGGTTTCCATTCTAAACCCAGACATAATATTGGTAACTATGTCTGCCGAAGTGCCTAAATCTAATTGAGCAGAAGCGGCCAACTCAAGTGTTCTTGGCAATGCCCCAATTATCTGATCAACTGTAAGACCTGCCATACCTAAAAATTTCATTCCCTCAGCAGCCTCAGATGCACTAAATTGAGTAGTGGAACCCATTTCCCTGGCTAAATCTTTAAGCGCAAGAAATTGATCGGCAGTTGCTCCAGTAACAGCACCGACCATATTCATTGCCGCTTGAAACCGAATAGCCGATCGAACAGCCAGTGCCCCAAATGCAGCAATTGGAAGAGTAAGTTTCATTGATAAATTTTTACCAATATCTGTCATTTTTTTACCAGTTTCTCTTAATGTTTTCCCTAACTCACGAAAACGTTCTTTTAATCGATTAACTGGGCCTCTAAGATTATCTAAATTTCGCCCCATCTTATGTATTGGACCAGAGATTTGATCGATAACCTTAAAAAGCACTGATAAATTATACTGGCGTGCCACTTATATCTCCCTTATACTCCTGCTCTTACCCATTGCTCGATCTTACCCGTACCCTTATTCCAGAAAAGCAATTCTTTCATGTCCATCTCCCAGATTGATTCTGAAGAAAATTTAAACACGTACCCGATCCCCCACACTATTTCTTCCCAGTCGCGAGGGATCCCCCTAAAAAATCCTCAAGGTTCTCTGCAAATGTCATCAAATCTTCCATATCCATTTCATCAATAGATGATTCTGGAACCTCTGTTATTGCCGCAATTAGTGGGATCAATTCAGATGGCTCTACTTGTCCCTCTCTTTCTGCAAACGCTTTTGGGAGTGCTTTTAAATGCTTGGCCTTGAGTCTGCCGAGCTTTAATGTGGAAACCTCAACGGTCCCACCACCCTCCTTTGGAACTGGGATTGGATACTTCAATGTAATGGTTTTATAATCCTTATTTCCCATAACGTATACCTTTATATACCTTTAAAATTAACATCGTTTATAATCAAATCTAACCGTGTTTTCACACAAGATAAGCCTTATTTTAGCCAAGTTAATCAGCTAATTTAAGTCTGATTACCTTTCCACGGTCTCCACCCAGAAAGGCCCCTCGAAAACAATCGGGGTCTCACCTTCACCACCAGTTAACGAGAAATTACGGAGACAAGTTGCTCCCTCCATAACATATGCCTTTCCGCCACCAGCCGCTCTGAATATCACGGTTCCATCCCCGAACACCCGGGCAAGATCAGACAGGATAATATCATCCCTATCAGTAACAGTTACTTCACAGCGTGCTTGAATGGGCTTCTCTATATATCCATGCGGTCCGGTATCACCCATTACTGCTTCAAGCTCAAAATTCGGCTCACCGGAAATGCCAATTCCAGATGCAACTGCCCCTGCCTTGTTAAGCAGAAGCTCACCATTTACAAGAACTTCAATTCGACCTGTAACTTTTGCCATTGTTTATTTTCCTCCATTTATCTTTTCTTTAATAAAAACAGGCCATCACCGTGAGATTATTTGTCTCAAAGTAGATGGCCTGCTAATAGTTGCCTAACCCTACTTAACCCTACTTAATCAATATTCGGTTTTAATTATGCTGCTTTGCTCATATCCTCCTTAGAGAATGAACTGGATTTGCCCAGCAAGCACGCGAAACTGGTTAATTAAGTCAGGTGGCAAGAGCACATTTACTCTGTTCCTATCTGACATATCCCGCTCCACTATCAGATTCTCGATGAACTCATCCAGATTCTCAATAAGACCTTTATCTCTCAGTAAGGTAAATAGTGCAATTGTTTCCTGTCGCACTGTCCTTGGAGTAGCAACCTTACTACCTGGTTGAACCGGGAAGGTATCATCGGCCAATTTGAATCTTGGAATTATAAATCTACTGATCATCCGAACCTTATACTGATATCGAATTTCTCCCAGTGTAGCCAGAGTTTGTATATCCAGATAACTCGGATCAGGAGTTCCCAATGCGGTCTTTTGGTAAGTGGTAATGCTGCGTTCAATCAACACATTTCCGCCTGAATCCACCACATAAGTTGCAATCCCATCATAAAGCAGATAGTCCCTTTCCTCCCGGGTGAATCTATTTTCTATCGGAGGTGGCAAAATCCCCTTCAATTTCAAGTAATGCAATGGACGTGCCGGATCGTTGTTTAGATTCCATGCAGCAACCGCTCCCCAGGCTGCAGCCCACTCTTCCGGCCCATTCGGTGCATCATATACACCAACGATAGTATTATGAGGATTATTTCTGGCATTGCCAAGAGCAGTACAACTCGCATACTTTGCTCTAACTGCTGTAATCCCATGCCCCTGTAAATCCTCAAGTGGCAAAAACCTATCCTCTAATTCAGTTTCAATCTCCGTAAGATTTGCGGTATCAATGTACGGCTGAATAACATAATGAAATTGCTCCCCCCCAATTACTGCCCAAACATCTCCTAAGTCCGGATCAATACTGCCCCCAGCCATAGATGCCATTGAGGTGATAGTGGACACTCTGGAAAAGATATCCGTTGTAGCAGACTGACCTGTATAATAGTTTGTCCGGATATCTATGTAATTACCTAAAGTGCCAGAACACACCGCACTGATATGCAATGCGCTTTCTCCGACACCATTATTCTGAGTCGCATGAACTGGTAGAGCTGAATTAGAATTAATCAATAATGTTAATGCAGCAGTTATTCCGCTACCACTTTGCCCGGATTCAATTGTATACTGAATTTCTTCCCCATTGATCATAAGGTAATAAGTCCCAGTACCAGAACATCCAGCCGCACTATGCATGGCATTTGAAAAATCAATTGTCATAGATGCGGCTACTCCGGCGATACCGCTACCAATTGCCAGTGCATACAACTCCGTATTTGGATTATTCTCTTTAAACTTATTGCACATCCTCGCCAAAATGGAACCACTGCCAAAATAACCATCAGCAAGATTATCTCTTGAAATCGCAACCAATGTATCAAATGGAACCGTCCCGGTCGATCTCTTCTGCCCGATGATTAACGCCTTATGTGGATTCTGAACCAATCCTTTCAGCGCCCTTGAATTATCAATTTCAACATAGGCCCCGGGCGTTCTCACGGTATCTGGAATATTATTGAATGAAATCGCCATTATTTACTTCCTCCTTTCTTCAATTTTTTGATGGTGGCAGTCCCATCTTTGAGTCGTCTTCGCCAGTACCTGCCTTCCCGGCCAATTAACGGTTTTATTTCTCCATCAGCCTGTAACGGAGTCCCTGTATTTGGATCACGTATTAGTGTCCCTTCAATTGGTATCAAAAACGCCGTTGTTTCCATATTTCCTCCTTATCTACCTATCATTTTGTACAAGTATCAAATTTTATTCCAAACCCAGAGCCAAACGCCCCATATCTCGGATCATCCGTGAAGTCAATAATGGTTTCCATATCCGGATCATCCACCGGTATTCTTATTGCTGGCAATTTACCAGATGGAGCCATTATCCATTGAGCATAAATAGAATTGAAATCCTCTAATTCATCTCTGCCTACATCAACCATATCCGTTATTCTAAAATCAGCCTCAAATTCAAACTGATACCAGAACTGGGCACGATTGATTCCTAATACCTTTCCGCCGGCATAGGATACTAAACTATCCATGCCTTCCATTTGCCAGCCAAGCAACGCCTCAAATAATTCTTGACGAACTTCATAAAGTTGATCGTATGCAGTCAATCCAGTTTTATCCTTCTGTTCCTGGGAATTATCTAACGCGACAATTACTCCAAATCGCTCCGTTATAATCTGACTAATTCCACTATCCAATTTATTCGGCTCTACTGTTTCTGATAATTGGATAACGAATGCCATCTCCTTTTGCAATGATCCCTGTAATGCATAAGATAACTCAGCGGCACCGGCTATATAATTCGTAAACCGGGTATCACATAAACGCAACCTAAGAACTATTGGGCCTATTTTCATTTGATATCCTTAACTGATTTTGCTATCACTTCAAACACCCCATCCCCTACTCTATCAATAATTGCTTGCTTATGCTTCTCCACTGCCGGATCGATAAAAGGCCTGGGCTCCATTTTCTTTGTTCCGAATTCTAAAGGTTCTGCATACGGTGCCCCACCAGCAACTCCAATTTCCACTGCGAACTTATGCACATCAAACATAATAGATCGTAATAACTCACCAGTATCAACCGCAGGCGGTTCACCTGGAGCGGACGCCTGATGTTCCACATTCTTACTTTTCCTATAAATTCTACCTGTTTTTTGCTCTTTCTGCATCGAAGTTATAATCGTATTTCGGATTTCATTGGCGCCTATGGTTAATTCCTGAGCAACCTCACCTGGAATTTTCATTGCTGCTTTATTCAATTTACTTCCTACTTTGGCTAACTTCTTATTCAGTTTATTCAGTTCAACTGTATCAATCATGCTGGATAACCCGTGCCCTGCTCCTCGATCTCCTCCGCATCAATTAAATAATACTCATCACGTTCATCTTTATTTTGCATCCCATGTATACGAAATAATCTCCCCCGTACAGTATTTCCACTTTGTAAAAATAAAAAATAATTTGATTTCAACGGCATTAAACTTGCCTTACCGAATGCATTTGAAAATCCAGCCCCCCATTCTTTCCCCAAAGAATCCACTGCATTTTTTCTAACAGAAAATGAATGGGTAACATTTTCATTTATTTGTTCACCTCTAATATAATTACTTGAAGATCCTTTCCAAGTTATAGGTGTCAATCCCATCCAAACTGTTATCACCGTATCGAAACTAAAATTAAATCCACCTGCATCATTCTCGATCTGACTTGGCTTACCAATTTGCACCCGTTTTTTTAGTTCTGGAACAAGCCAGGTCATGATCCCTCATCGTATACCATTAAAGTATATGGCTCTCCTGGTATCACTCTGCCATCTTCCATAGTTACGTGAGCCCAAAGTGTCCAGGCCCCAGACACTCCTAAATATTCTCCAGCATCAAATTGTTTATACACAATGCCGTTAAGTTCATCCTCTACTATAACTGCCCAGCTTCCTTCAACATCCGCTGGACTC